GAGATGTCCTAGTAATGGTTAGCGAAATGTCAGAGGTCACATATGTAGAGGTGACAAGCATAACCAAGACAGAAGATTTGCACGATGTCTATGACGTTAGAACAAATCCAAATCCATGGTATATTGCAGGAAACTTCTTGACAATAGCATAAATTAAGCAATATTAGAGGGGTGGCCAAGTGCCACCCCTCTAATATTTTATGTTGTATAAAAAAATAAAAAATGCTATACTCTTATCATAGAGCAAGGAGCCTCAAAATGAATGATTGGTTTGACAAAGACAGGTCAGAAACTTTTTCAAATAGAAGACCAAATAAAATTGTAGATGGAATTACTGTCATAAATGAAGGTCTAGGTCTAGATGTTTATAAAAATGTATTTTCTAAAGAAGAAATTTCTGGGTACATTAAGTCACTTGAAGAAAATTTAATTCCAGGTACCCCATTTGCTTGGAATGAAGCTAGAGTTACAAACTCTGCTACACCAATTAAAAAAGCAAGAGACTGTGTAGATTTTAAAATGAACACTAAGACATTAGGCGAAAGAAATGAAAGAAATGCTGCACTACACGATACATATTCTGAGATCTATGAAAGATTAAAAAAATGTGTATCAGATTATTGTCGATATTGGGGTATTGAGGTTAAGTATTATGAAGTTTTTAATTTTGTTAAATATGAAGGAGAGGGTAAAGAGTTTAAGATCCACGCAGATCACGGACCAGTATACAGCGCTACTGTATCTGCAGTAATTTATCTTAATGACGATTATGAAGGTGGAGAAATATATTTTCCAAGACTAGATAACAAAATAATTAAACCAGAATTTGGTGATATAGCAGTATTCCCATCTAACTATATATATGAGCATGCTTCTTTACCAATTAAATCAGGAACAAAATACTGTGTGGTTATCATGATGGACTTAAATGATATAGCACATCAACCACATGCAGCAAAATTATTTACAGAGCAACCAGGCTACGGTTCATCTACTTACTAAGGAATATAATGGAAATATTTAAAACAGAATCAGAAGTAAAGCAAATGATGCGTGACAAGATGCAAGCATTTAACGCACCCACATGGACAGAAAAGGTAGACATGGGGAATGGAATATGGTGTTATAGAAATATTTTTAAGCCAGGAATTCCAGAAAAATTAGAAGAAATTTTAGGAGACGGATCGCATCAATATAAGTGGTCCCCAGCTTTTGTGGGCTATCAGGAAAGAATGCCCGACTATAGGGATTGCATGGATTTTAAGTTTAAGAGAACAGATATTGTAAATGACCCAAGTGATCCATCTTTAAAGCTTCAAGAAATCTGGCAAGAATGTTTTGATGCTCAGGTACCAGCACTTCAAGATTATTGCAAAATGCATAATATCTATCAATTAAGATATTGGGAGGCATTTAATTTTATTAAATATGAGCCAGGGCATCACTTTATGGAACACCATGACAACGGATACTCCTATAACTGTGTCGTTTCATTAGTCGGATACCTCAACGATGATTATGATGGAGGAGAGCTATATTTTAGATTGCAGCAGCTTAATATAAAGCCACAAGCTGGAGATCTTTATATTTTCCCATCAAACTATATGTATCCGCACCAAGCAAAAAAGGTTCATTCGGGAACAAAGTACTCTTTAGTTACAATGCTTGATTATAGTGAAAAATATCATACACCAGAGCTTTACAGAGAAACTGGCGACTAATGGAACCAGTTTTAAAAGCTTATAAAATGGGTACACATGTTTTTGATATAAACCCACTTCCAGTAAAAAGAGACTGGATGGATGCAACTCCAGGAAAGCATGCATACCACTGTTACCCAGTCACTACTGCTAACACAGTTGGCTGGTACCTTTCTTGTCCAGAAGACATTTCTTTTATTTGGAATGGAATAGTGGATACAACAGATAAAACTGTTGAAATTTTAAAGGGTAAAGATTGGTGCTATACTGGAAGAGGACAGGCATCTATAAGCTTTAAAACTGGACTTTTGTTTAGGTCTGAAAAAATCATAAGTCTTCTTGCAGTCAATCCGCCTAATTTTTTTAACAAAAATTTTGAGTTAATTAGCTCATTAATTTCAACATCTTTTTATCCAAACGAACTTCCTCTAGCAGTTCAAGCAAGAGTTGCAGGAGAAGAGGTTCTTATACAAGCTGGCACACCGTTAGCAGCACTTTTGCCAATCTCTTTAGGCAACCTTAAAGATCAATTTATAGAGGTTGATAATTTTGTTATGACAAAAGAGTATATGGATGCACAAAGAAGCTATGGAGAAGCATCTTTTGAACATACCAAAAATGGAGAGTGGACAGATTGGTATAGAGATGGCGTAAACGAAAAGGGAGAACAGGTTGGAGAGCACGAGGTTAAAAACCTTAAGCTTGGAGTTGTTTTTAAATGACAAACACAATTAAATTTGTTTCTAACAGAGACTGGTTAACAAAAGATAGTATTTCTAAGCCAGAGCCCATTATTAAAACAATCCCTTCTTGGTATAGAGAGGCGGATAGGTTTGCAAAAAAACCAGACGGAGAATATTGGATTGGTCCAGATAAAGGGAAAGTTCCAACATGGAAAGCCTGTCCAGCTATTTTTGACATAATGGGTACTGGTTATACTTTAAAAACACCATGCGATATTGAATTTTACTTAGGAGATTTTAAATCAATATCTGTAAAGGTCTCTGAAAAAAAATATGAAGATTTTGTGACAAAGCGTGATCCAATGCCTCAATTTCATCACCCAGAAGGATACTATAGAACACACTTTGCTTGGATGCCAGACTGGGCTGTAGAAACTCCAGAAGGATATAGCGTTCTTTACACACAACCATTTAATCGTTTTGAATTGCCATTTTTAACAACAAGCGGTATCATTGATAATGATAAAGTAAATCTAATGGGTTCAATGCCATTTTTTATTAGAGAAGGTTTTTCTGGAGTTATTCCAGCAGGCACTCCAATAGCTCAAATGATTCCTTTTAAAAGAGAAGATTGGCAAAGCGAAGTTGTTATAGAAAAACCATCGGTTCTATATAAAAAAAACATAGAGAATTCTAAAAAGTATAGGGTGCCAGATGGTGGAGTTTATAAAAATACTGTTTGGACAAGAAGAACATATTCATAATAGGAGAAAAAAAATGAACGATATTTTAGCTAACGACATGTCTCACTGGGACGAAAGGGTTTCTATAACACCTTCTGGATTCTTTGGTAGCAGTGCAGATATGATCCAGGCTAGAGAAAATTTTATGACTTCAGACGAGTTGTCTTTTTTATTAGAGTCAGCAAAAAGCATAACAACATGGGATCGAACAGAAACTCATTATAATGAAAATGGTACAATTATTTATGATGCATCTTATTGGGACAATCGTGTTGCATCGAGACCAATTTTGGATGCCATTGACCCTAAGATATCTTTAGTAATTGAAGAGCTTGTACAAAGATTAAAAATAGAAGTTGATAAGTTTTTTGATGTAGATGCAAAGCCAACTAGTCCAGCAATTGTAAGGTGGATGGAGGGTTATAGGCAAGAGCCGCATGCAGATAAAGAACTACATACTGGGCCAGATGCAGGAAAGCCAAATGATTTCCCGTGGTATGATTTAGCTGGACTTTTTTATTTAAATGATGATTATGAGGGCGGAGAGTTATACTTTCCTAATCAAGATATTAAATTTAAGCCTAAGCCAGGAGCAGCATACTTTTTCCCAGGAGACATGAACTTTATACACGGAGTTTCTGAGATAACAAGCGGCATAAGGTATGTTATTCCGTTTTTTTGGACAATTTTAAAACACACAGGTGATAGACAGCCATGACAAAAAAATTAGAATATGTTGAAATTTATCCTAAAATAATTGTTTATAGAAACGTATTTGATAACCCAGATTTATTTTTAGAAAAATCTTTAATGTGCGAAGGCTGGGAAGATTGGTACACATTTGGGACAATGTTATCTCTACAAGAATCTCCAATATCATTTACAAGTTTTCCAACAAAAGAAGAGTATGTTTCAGCAAGAGCATGGGACATGCAAGATGAAAACAGCGTTCTTAGGGGTGAGCTTTGTAAGGAGCTTGGAGAAATATTTTTTGATGTTACAAATGATTACATATTAAAATATCCAGAAGAATCGCTACCTAACTGGATAAAAAATTCTGCATCTGTAAACAAATATACAGATGGAGCAGGGATATCAGAACACTATGCTATGAACTATCATACTGATTTTATTCAGCCACTAGAGCATAACCCAGGAATTAAATTTGGTATAACAACTACATTCTATTTAAATGATGAATATCAAGATGGTCAAATATGCTTTAAGATTAATGATGAGTATGTATCGCATAAACCAAAAAAGGGCGATGTTATTGTTTTCCCGTCAATGCATCCATACTATCATGCTGTAAGAAAAAATTCAGGAAATGAT